CTTTGCATCCCCTATAACTCCATGGACAGTTTCTGGCGCAACTAGCGCTATAGACACCTCTACAAGAGAGCCAGGAGCAACAGTGTGGAACGTGGTTTACAAATCATTAACCTCAAATGTAGCCCGTATTGAAACGCAATACACGCATGACTATAAAGTTGGTCAAACAATAGTTGTAGCCAACGTTGATGCTACTTTTAACGGTATTTACACAATTACAGCTGTTAGTGAAACTGTAACAAGCGGAGCAACAATTGTTAACTACCCGTACGTTGAATACGCAAAAACAACTACAAACGTAGCTAGAACTTTAAGCTCTGGTGGAAACGTATGGGTATCAGGTAACGCTTTAAAACTTACAGCGTCTTCTACAGGAACTGTAGCTTTAACATCATGGGATGGGTCTACAGATTCTCAAAGAATGCCAATCCATTACCCAGAAATTCAATACACATTTAGCATCTATTCTCAACTAGCAAGCGCTGGTTCTGAAAATGCAACCGCAAGTATAGTTTGGTACAACTCATCAAATGGTGTAATAAGCACTACTACTGGAACTACTACCGCAGTTGACACAGCATCTCCTGATTGGGAGCGCCTTATAGTAACTGGAGTTGCACCCGCAACTGCGCATTCTGCAGCAGTTGTTGTTCAATGGGCAGCAGCCAGCGGTGAAATTATATATTTTGATTCTGCGGTATTTGAGGCATCTTCTACTGCTGACCCTTATTTTGATGGCGCTAGTGGAACAGGTGACAACCCTGACTATGTGTGGGAAGGCTCAGCTAATTCTAGCCGAAGCCACTATTACAAAAACCGCTACGCTGTACAAGTTCGTACCTCTAACGCGACTTTTAAAGACAAATTGCCGCTTGGAACTACTGTAGCCATCTATCTAGGACAGCATAAGACCTAATGTGCTAGCCTGTGCCTCCCCTACAAAGGAGGTCCAAATGGACAAATATTATGTGATAGTCGCTGGTAACGGCGTAACAACAAGAGCTAATTTAGAGGCTCTTATGGAAGACCACTTCTATGCCAACGGAGAGCATGGAGTTGTTGTACTTCCGTATAAAGATAAACCAAGTCAAGGGCAGATATTTGCCGCGCAATTAGCTAAAGATAAAAATAAAGACATCATCATCTATACCAAGTCTGGTAACTTCAACAACCTACCTACGTCAACAATGGTAGAGGGTGACGCAGCAACTGCAGGTAAAGACTTTAGAAAAGAAAAAATAGTTGCGTTTTTACTTTGGGATGACGAAGACTCAGAGAGCGCTAACTTACTTGCTGACTTAAAGGGCATACAATGCTTTGACCTTACAGATGGCCTTAACAAAATTGGACCTTCAGAAGGCCTTAGGATTGTGGAGCCACTAATCCCAATTCAAGAACAAGACATTCCAAAGGAGAATCCAAGTGCCAAAGAGGAAGAAGAAGATGACGAAGAAGAAACCGACTTCTCCGACCTTGAAGATGAAGAAGGCGAAGGCCTTGATGAAGAAGTCATGGAAAATCTCTATTACGGAATCCAAGCCGTTGCCCAAATCTTTGCCCAAGCCCTAGTAGAAGCCATGGCGGATACCCCAGGGAAGCCTTTAAAGGGCCCTGAGGCGTGATTACAGCACGTGCCCTAGGCGTCTACATGTACCTACAGGCTACGGGGGCTAATATAAGCGCTGAGAGTCTTTCTTCAATTTTTCCTGAGGGTCGTGAAGCTATGGCTACCTCCCTTAGAGAGCTCAGAGAAGCTGGGCTTATTGAAACCAAGAAGGACCGAATCAACGGCAGGATTATGACCGTTAGCCGACTTGTGGAAGCGGATTACTGGGCCCCAGAAACCCGTCTTCTATCACAGCAGTCACAGCTGAATAGCTATAAATCCTTAATAGCATATTCATTTATAAGTAAACCGAATGGCGAACAGGGTTCGCGGGAGGTCAACGTGGAGTACTTTGAAAGCGAAGATGAACGTTTAGAGGCGCAACGCAAGTGGCGCGAGAAGAAGCATGTCGAGAAGATGGAGGTTCACGAGTCTCGTCGTCAAGAGAAAATGCTTCGTCGTAATCCTGCAAACGCTTCTGGTTGGTCACCTACAGATTCATCGTTTGAGTTTGCAGAGCAGATGCACAACCTGTGGCACATCCAGCCGTGGCAGGTTACCCGTAGCCGTTTTCGGTACGCACTTGCAGACAAACGCAAGGAGTACAACACAGATGGGGCACTTGAGCTTCAGATGATGGCTTTGTTCTTTAGCCAGATTAAACACGATACCAAGTTAAACGACCCTGAGATTGTGTGGAAGAGGTTCATACTCCAGTTTCATAACTTGTTAACCGAGGTTCAGCGCTCTATGGTTACGCCAGAGAAGATGGAAGCCATAAAAGAAAAGTCAACTCGCTCTCTGGATTGGATGAACGATGTTTAAACTAAACGAGTTAAAGATTCGTCGCCGTTCTTGGGTGCAGATGGCTAATGTTCCAACTGCTCGCTTAGGTTGGACGCTAGATGATTGCACAGAGGTTGATGAAAAAGACCTAGCTAATGTAAAGCGTTGGCTTGCTTCCGTAAAAGCTAAAAAAGTTATTCGCGCTGTTGGTTCTCCTGGTTGTGGTAAGGGTCTTATGTTTTGGGGAACCCCAGGGCATGGCAAGACCACTTTGGCACTGTCAGTTATACAAGAGGTAATGTATACATTCCCTCTTGATGCTTTTGATGTTAAAGAGAATGGGCCTTTGATTCGCCCTTGTTATTTTGCAACGTTCAACGACATCTTAGATTTAAAGGGGGCTATGATTGATGGCCCCACTGATGACCAAGATGTTATTTACTCAGGGATGCTTGGGGAATGCCGAAATGACGCGTATAACATCAGAATCTTGGTTATTGACGATGTGGGCAAGGAACATGCCAGCCTGAGCGGTTGGCAAAAGAATATGCTTCACCACGTCTTACGCACACGGTTTAACAACGGATTGCCTACAATAGTTACTACTAACATTGAGTTAGAAGATTGGGCTGGTCTATACGGTGATGCTACAGAAAGCTTTGCTAACGAGGCCTTTGGGTATATCCCTATTATGTCCAAGAGCGGTGACCTACGGAAATGAGAGAGCCAAACGTGAGCCAAGATACTAAGCGCTTAGTTCAAGTGTTTCTAAGTCAACCTCAAACACCTGGTTTTGGTATTTTTGAGGTATCCGCTGATAACGTTGGCAAGTTGTACTGCACATGCCCAGGGTATAGTGGTAGAAAAGTTTGTAAGCACACTAAGTTTGTACAAGCCCGAATTGACAGCAATAATGGTAACTACCCATTAGTGATATCAGACAGGGCCACTAGCGAAGATGCTTTGAAAGCTAAAGAGTCTAACGAAGCGTTTCGGCATTTTGTAATTAAATTTGGAAAAATAGAGGTTCACTGATGCAAAAGGGAGATATCAGTAATGAGCTCCCGAGGAGAGTGCTAGTAGTAGCCGACGTTTTTTTAAATGTAGAAGTTAAGATGACAAAACGTTTTAAGGTATTTTCTATTCCTAAGATTGATAGAAACTTTAGACGCGAATTACTTAGCTCTTTATATTTAACAACAACTAGGCGCGGCATTACCCTGGAGTTAGTTTCATTTGATATGTCACACGAGCAGTTATCAGATGTAATAGATATGCTTGACAATATGGGTACTAACCCGTTTAGATACTTTAATTCGTATGGTTCTATTGACCACTTAGTGGAAGAGTTACCATATAGGCCTGAGGTGGTTGGTGTACTAGATGTACCTAACCGTTTGCTACGATACGGACACTGGGGATTGGACTTCAATAGCTTATGAACAACGACGCACGGTTAATTAGCAAAGTAATTGAAGACCGCAGTATCGGTATTGCTCTTGAACGCAATGTAAACGAAAACTGGTTTGCAGACGTCAACGACAAGAAGATGTTTCGTTTCTTGCATGACCACTACACCAACTATCAAGAGTGTCCAAGTCTTGAAGTTATTAACGAGAACTTTCCAACTTATCAAACACTCGGTGTACAAGATAGCATTGATTACTTAATTGATAAGGCTGTAGAAGCCCGCCGTAAAGCATCAATTATTAAAACTCTTGACGATGCTTTATCATCTATTGAGCGCTCACAAGACCATGAAGGTGCAGTACTTGCTTTTGAACGCGGTCTCATTAGATTAGAAGAAGAAGGTTTAACTAGGTCTAACGACTTAGAAATTACTGAGGCTGCTAAGAAAGCTAAAGAAGAGTATGAGTTTCGTAAAGCAAACCCAGGTTTATTAGGGCTGGCTACAGGGTTTCCTACTATGGATGAAGCAACCTCTGGTTTACAGCCAGGTCAGCTAATTGTTATTGTGGCTCCTCCAAAGACTGGTAAGTCAACACTTGCACTACAGATTGCTTTGAACGCTCATTTAAATGGCAAGGTTCCTATGTTCATGTCGTTTGAGATGAGCAACGCAGAGCAGAAGTCTCGTTACTACGCAATGCGCGCTCGCATTTCACATCGCCGACTTATGACAGGTACGTTGGCA